CTAGATTAATTAAATTTTCACCCATTTGAGCAAAACCTATGCATACATCAGAATAACCTGTTTCAATATTTAACCTAAAAAGTATTTCTTTATCATCATCTTTTTTTAGTTTTTTATATTCTTGATAGTTTTGACAGAATAATTTTATTTTGTTTTTTTGTAATCTGCTCATATTGAAAGTTTTTCTATTTTTTTCATAGATATAGGTTTTGGTTCTATTACAGTAAGTTTAGGTATAGCACCCCCTCCATAGGATACACTAACATTAGAATATTCTGAAATTCCTAGTGTACTCATATTTTTAGCACATGCTCGTTTTTTTAATATGTTCAATTTTTGTTCTAAAAATATTTTTTGTAGGCTTAGATTTAAATATTTTATTTTTTCAACTATAAATTGTATATCGTCATATTTACTTAAATCTTTATGACTCACTTGAATATATAATTTTCGTTTATAACGCGGTACATAACTAGCGTTAGCAATTTCTCCTCTTTCTTCTGGGCTTCCTTTTCCTTTTACTATTTCTCTAGAAGTATCATAATCTTTAATTTCTATAAGATAATCACTAAATTCTTCTAAACCTAAATAATCTATTACTTCTTTAAAATTATTTTTAATTAAATCGTAAAGTGGGAAAGGTATTGGTTTACTTATGTAATAGTTTATACCTGAACTACTTATACTTATTTTTTCAGTGTAATTAACGTTAAATTTTAATGTCCTCATTAGTTTTATTTTTTTTGTTAAAATAAGAGGGGGATACCCCCCTCTCTTAATACATAAACTACTTATTACTAAAAAGGCAAATCATCACTCTTTTCTTGAGATACAGGCATTCCTTCAGGAACAGCAACTTTTTTCAAGTCTTTGTTCACATCATAAACTAATGTAGAAGCTTCTTTAGGTACTACGGCATATTCTGCTGTAGCTTCTAAAGCTTCACAAAAGTTATTTAATGGAAGAACTGCTCTAGTTTTGACTTCTCCGTCTTTTACGTACTGCTCACCATTAAATTTCATACGAAGAGTTTTACCCCCCATTAATGAATCTAATTGCTCACCATACTCCATTACAGAAGAACTTTCACAACTATCAATTTCTACCTCTTTTACAACATGCTTAGCGATATATTTAATTCTACTCATATTAAGTCTAAACGACTTAGGAGTGTGGATATATAGTCTTTGAGAACTTGTATCCTTATTATCCCCTTCTGGAAGTCTAAACTTAAATTCAATATAAGCTTTATCAGCTTCTATACCTTGGATAGAATCAATAACCACTTCATGTACACCTGGCGTAATCCATTTAGGAGTAAACGCACTTTCTTCAACATCTTTAGTTCCAAACATGTAATTAAATAAATTTATTTTTTTTAAACATTGTATTCCTTCATTACTTTAATGACTTCATTTAAATCATTGGGTATAACATCACTTTCAAACATACCCATAGGTGATTTGGCAGTAGTTAACCCATTACTTTGAGTCATAAATATATAATTATTGCTGATCTTATTATCTTTTTTTACTTTTTCTATATCAGCATATAGTACTACACTAAATAAGCCTTCAACTGTAATATAATTATCAATCATCTTTCCCAGTGTTTTAGCTTTCAGTGTCTTAGCACCTTCTACATCATTAGATTCTTCTATATGCATAGTGTAAACGATACATAAATCTTCCCTAACATGCTTGTATACTTTTAATAATTCCCAAGCATCTTTTCCAATTTCGTTATATTTATCATAACCTTTTTCTAAAGCCTTTAGCATAAATTGCTCTACAAAGACATATGTAAAATCATCAATAACAATAGTTTTAATTTCTGGCCTATTATCGCTTATGTGCTTTATAGTTTTTAAAATATCTGAAGCCTTGTGTATAGTAGCTAAATTACCGCCTTCAGCAGTAAGTTTAGTATACTGTTGCTTCCATTTTGGCCAAGTAAGGTGTTTACCTTCAACATTAATAATAAAAGTCTCTTCGGGCGGAAGAGTTCTGATAGAAGTAGTTTTACCTCTACCCGGTTGCCCTAAAATCAGTAGGTTATACCCCATATTTAAGTAATAAATTCGTTAATTCTTTTGTACCTATTGCTGGTAATTCCTTAAAAGCATTAACTTCTGCTAACATTAGTAAGTCTGTGCTTATAGCCGGACCCCTTCTATTAGCTATTACTGAAAATTCCCTGTATTTGTCTCTAAAGCCTCTTCCCCCTTCATTGATAGGATAACCCTCGTAAGTAGTTATCTCGTGTCTATGGGGAGAAAATAGGCCTAATAAAAGATCATAATCCCTACCTAAAGTCTTATTTTCACCTAAGCCATCTACAGATGGTTGTAATTTGTTAGCTTTTTTATTTTGTACACCTTCAGTTGCTTGCGCTTGTTGGTGAACATTAACTACAATATACTTCCATCTATCCCTCATTTTCATACAATATTTCCTAGAAAAAACTTCCATAGCTTTTCTAACTTCATATCCTTGACTTTTTTCTGGTGTTAACAAACTTATATGGTCTGTAATTATAAATACATATTCATTAGGATGATTAGGAGTGTAATAATCTTCTATTTGTTCTTTCTTAACTGTATTGCCTTCTTTCTTTTCTATAGTTTTATAGGTATATGTTCCATTTTGATCTGCATAAGCTCTAACTCTAGAATATATGCCAAAAGGATTACGTATATCATCTATAAACTCTATTACTTCCTGGAATTCAGAAAAATAAGATCCAAGACTTTCTAATTTCTCAATAATATCTTGGCTTAAAGATGGTCTATCGTTAAACTGTGAATCTAACTCATCTGGAGAAACCTTTAAACCAAATTTTTCAAATAAAGTATAAGACATTACTTCATACATCTTTTTTTCTTTAGATTCTTCTAAACAAAAATAAAATATTTTTAAAGACATCTTATCTTTATTTTTTAAATAAAACTTATACGTGTTATATAAAAATAAAAAATCAGTTATTTTAGTTTTACCTACTTTTTGATTAGCAGTTACACCTATGTATCTTCCTTTTTGAAAACCAGGTAAATATTTAGAAAGTCTAGGGAAAGGTAATGGTATATTTACTATCTCACCCCTATCCCTAGCTTCTTTATTTTCCTTTATTTGGTTTAATACCCTTGAATATAAAGTATCTGACATTATGCTCTATCTACCCAGTTACTAGAATAATTTGCTATTTCTGGATTTTGACATAAAGCACCTAAATTACTTATACCGTCTTTTTCTATAAAATTATGGGCTAAAGATGTGTATTTATATCCATCTTTTTTTTGCTCTTCTAAATAATATTTAGTTGCTTGTATTATTGTTTCTTTTGAAACATCATACTTTTTTAAGAAACTTTTAAATTTCTTTTTAAGTGCTGGCAAAGTAGAGCGTAAATACACTCCATTTTGTTTTACACCTTCTGGCCATAATTTTTGCCATAATTCTACCCACTCTAATTCATCTTTAAATAAAATATCTAAATAATTACTTAGTCCTCTTTCTTCTACTTTTTTACTAACAACTTCTATATCACTTACAGGCAATTCACCTATAGGTAATTTATGATATATATAGTAACAATAAAGATATTCTTCTATTGTTATATCATAGCTGTTTAGGAATGTTAGGAATTTTGTCTGAAATTCCACTTGTGGACAATTTTTTGCGAATATTAATTTTGGTTTCTCGTATATCCCCACTTTTACCAATTTTTTTTAATTCTAAATATTCTAATCTTGCTTGATTATCTTTTTCGCTTGTAAGATACGCTTGTTCAACTAAATATCTTTCATAATAAAACTCTTCTTTACTCAAAACGCGTCATTTAATAGTTCACTACCATCAACTTTCTTATTCCAAAAAGAAGTATCTATTTTCATTATACTAAAATTATCTTCAATTTCTGATATTTCTTCTTTCTTATTTTCATTAGCAACTTTAGTTAATGATTGTATATATCTTATTTTAAATATTTTTTTAAATCCTTTTGGATAAACATCACTTTCAACTATTTCTACTAACCAACTTTCTGTGTTATATATAATAGGCTCTTTTAGTATAAAAGGCAGGTTAGAGCCTTTACATTCAAGTAAACGGCCCTTCCCTACACATTTTACATTTTCTTGATCTATATATAAATCAACTATTTGGCCTTTAGACATAATGTTTCTGGGCAATGTTGTAAAATTTATCTTCTATACTATTAAGATATTCCTTTCTATGAGAAAGTTTTTTATATTTACTTATATAAACGTTAGGATTAATAGATAAATCCCCAGAAAAAGATATTTTTTCTTTCTCTTTTGAAATTTTAGCTTTGTTAAAGTAAATTAATTTACCTCTGCTATCTGTAGCCCACTTTAAACCCTCCTGGGTATGGGATAAATATAGTGGCTTATTTGTTTTTTTGTCTCTAAGAACATACATAATCTTTTATAATTTTATGTAACGATAAGAAATCTTTACTTATTTCTTTTTCTGGATCTTCCGCCGGAAAAGCCATACCTATTGCTCCGTATAATGTACCTACTTCTGACCTAATATAAGGTTTTGTATGCTTAAAATCGTCTAAAACGTTTACTTTGAAATTTAAGCTATATAATTGGGTTTGTATATCATACATAAAATGTCCAAATAGTTTTGGTTTTATAGCATCTTTAAATATTTTATTTAATGCTCTTGCCATAATAAGTTCTATAGCTCCTATTTGACCATCATTTCTTTTTTTCCCTAAAGCAGATACAACAGCTCCAATCTCAAAGGTATCTAAAATATTTGGATTTACCAAATTATTTTCTAAAATATTTTTGGATTTTAACTTTTGTATAATATGAGGGTGATAATCAATAGAAGGAGTATATACACTTTTAATTTCCTGAATTACTGAAGAAGTTTTCTTCTCTTTGTAATTAGCATAAAATCTTAAAAGTATATCTATCACTTCTTGGCTATTGTTATACTTTGCTATTTCTTTACTTATCCGTGCTTTCGGAGCAGCATCTAAAGATTCTACATCCGAAAAAACAATATTTAGTAAAGTTTTATTAAGCCTTTTATTTTGAATAGTTTCGTCCTCAAGAATTTGTAAAGCTTCTTTAACAGAACCTTCCATAACTATTTTTTCAACTAATTGGTTAAAAAATTCAGATGAATTATTAACATCTTTATTATTTATAATTTCTAATATAGTATTACTTAAACTATGTAAATTTCTTTCGCTAATTTCTTTCATCTATAAATAAATTTTCCTTTAGTATATTCGCAAAATTTTTTCAATTGATCATGTTTAGTGCCAATAATTACACCATTAACTATAAATTTCATATTAGTCTCTTTACAGACTTTTTTATGAGTTTCTATAGCTTTTGTAGTATAAAAAGTATCTTGGCCATCACAAACAATAATTATGTTCACAGGAAGATCATGTGAAATCTTCTTGTGCTTTTTAAGATATTTTTCTGCTTTTTCCATAGCCTGTGTTAGGGAGTGTTGGATGTTTGTACCTCCACCCCTAGGACTATGTTTTTTTAATTTATTAAAATATTCTTCTGGTTTAGTTGCAGAATCTTTAGTTATTACATATTCTCTATGAATATCTACTTCATAGTAATATAATAATAAATCAGACTCTCCTTCTGCAACAGAATTTAATCTGTTATGTAGAATTGTATTTCTCCATAAGAGTTTATTACTGCTAGACATAGAACCAGAATCGTCTATTAGTACAATAGATAACTGTTTCTCATCATCTACAACATACCTATCTTTATACTTCAATTGATTAGTAACTAATTTATATTGAAATAAAGGATCTGTATGACTAATTAGAGGGACTTTACTTATCTGTTCAATATTTGACATTTGCATAAGTCTTTTCTTTTTAGACTTATTATTTGCTGTAAATTTCCTTTTATTTTTAATATTCCATTGTTCTATAGAATCTACAGTATTTTCTACATTTAATATTTCATTAGTTTCTCTATCTAAAAGAGAATTTAAATAACTTCCAGGTACATCTTGATTAATACTCAAGGTTTTATCTGTAAAACTATTAGGTTTTATTTTTTCTAATAATTCTACATCTTCAGCCATTTGCTGTACATTTGAATGGGATAAACCCAAGTCTTCTAAAGGTGATTTAGATTTTCCTTCGTCTTCACCTTCTTCTTCACCATTTTCACCATCTTCTCCGCCTGCACCTTGGCCTTGGCCTTCCCCCTCTTCTCCTTTACCGGATGCTATAGAGTTTTTAGTAATTACAAAAGAAACCATAACTGCTTTATGCAGAGGTGTTCCTGGAAATTTATTGTAATCCACAGTCATTAAGAAATTTATAAATTCCTTATCTTCCGGAGAAAGATTTTCCATATCTATGTGTAAAGCATCTTCACGTCTTTTATCAAATAATTCGTGAGTAAATATATTATATACCTCGTTAATAAGATTAATTGGTATAGCATTTATAATTTTTGTTACCTCGCTAGAGTTCTTTATGTGAGTGTCATAAGACATCTTACTACCATTCTTAACCTCTCTATCATAATTATACGTTTGTGCCGTAATCTTATTAAAGAAAGATCTAAGAGAATAAAGAGTATACCCTATTTTTAAAGGGTATACCGTCTCTTCTGTTTTGGTGAATAGATTACCTATGTCATCTCCATAAT